CGCTGGAGTTGCTCGACGTGCGCTTCAAGGCGGCCGATTTGCTGGTTAAGATCGTCGGTCATTTTGTTTTTATGCCATTCGTTCAGCTTCTAGTCTTGCTTGACGCGCGGCCGCTGATTCAATATTCGCGGCCAGGACAATATCATCCTTGGACCCGGCGATCGGTTGTCCGGCCGCAAGTTTGCGTTGCACTTCCGCGTTAACGATCTCGTCGATCGCGATGCGGCATCGCTCATGCACGGCGTTGTCGATCCAGTCCTGGGCGGAGAGGGCTACTGCGTGGAGCGCTTTATCTTCTGCGGCGCTGAGTGTGATTGTGTAAGTTGACATAATTTTTCCTTTAAAATTTATCCGACTAAAAATCCGCTAAAATGTGTTTGGTTATCAGCCGAGCCAATACCATTTCCAAAAACTGAAACTGCGTTTTCGGTTATTACATCTATATAGTCATTTGCTGTTAATTTCCAACAAAAAGATTTGGTTATAAATTCATAGCCGCTAGTTCTATCTCTACTGTAATAAGATGAATTTGGAATAGAAGTACCATTGACACGAAATCTAAAATTTACAGCTCCTATTCCTTGTGATGTATCAATTAAAAAAGAAGCATTAAATTGATATAAACCAGTTACGGGCGCTGTAAATCTTCCATTAGAGGTGTTGTAATTATTACTCGTATCAAATATTTCATGACCAAAGTTAATAACAGCAAGAGCAGAGAAATTTGTTAAGGTTGTTAAATGCGCATAAAATGATGGCTGATTCGGCATAGTCACACGGCCGCTGGAATCGATACGCATTACTTCCGTACCACCTTCGGCAAACGCTATGGTGTCTGCGGCCGGAAAGAATATACCTGTGTTAGCATCCGTTCCTCGTATAGCCGGGGTAGATGCTGAACCATCAACCTCAGATAGTCCGTCTGTGCCGTTTAGTATTAAAGACATTACGCTACTCCTTTCGGATACTTGGCCTTGACGGCCTGGACCTTGGCAAGCATTTCAGCGGCGGCGTCGCCACCTTTCCACAATGCGTCTAGCTGATCGCCGATGGATGGGTATTCGGCGGCGCGTTTATGCTTGTAAGTCTCAGGATCAACCCAGGCATTTACTCTTGCTAAGTCAATCTCAACTTTATTGCCATCTTTATCATGTGGCCCAATACCATCATCGATCCAAGCAGTTTGTGGATATAGTGTGTATATAGCTTTATGGTTCATGCCGCTATCTCCATTGCAGTTATGAATGTTGGTACGCTTGACCTATTTGCATCCGATGTAGAAAATGTACCGCCAACGCAAAAAGCTCCATTAGCACTACCAATCATTTGAAGTTTATAAGTTGTTGCTGATGTTGTGCTGGGGGTATCTAAAATTTGACAACCAAAAGCTCTAGTAACATCCTGTGAATTTCCACCACCAACTCTTAGTGCGGCAGACATTGTTACTTGCCTTGAAGAACCCCTAGCATCGCCAACAGATAAAACAGTTGCGCCCCTAAGAACTCTTAAATAAGCAAAACCATCAGCAGTTTGTCCGCCATATTCACCTACAAACATAATCAATACTTTGCTTGACGATGATGTTGGAGTAATTGTCACACTAGCACCAGTAACATCAGTCCAGGTTCCCGTTGTTCCCAAAGAAAAGAAATCTGTTTTAACTGTTTGAACCACTTGCAACACGCCGCCAGGATAAGAGAATCCCGACGAGTTAAGCGTGGCCTTCGTTGACCCGTTAGACTGAAATTGGATAATGCCTGATGTGTCGGCACTTTGTACCAGGCCTGTGCTGGTACTAGCATTTATGATGACGGCCATTATGCGGCTCCTTTCGGATACTTAGTCTTGACCGCCTGGCAGTCGGCAATGTATTTATCAATCTGTGCTTGGTCACCCTTTACTACACCATCAATGTAATCGGTGATGGGTGGGTATTCTGTGGCTCGTTTAGCAATATAAGCATGAGCATCTACATAAGCCTGTACTGCGGCTTTATCGTATGCGACTTCGTTGCCGTCTGCATCGTAAGCAATGTCATCAGCGGTGCGGATTATGTTCGGATAAAGTTTGTTTATAGCTTGAAATTTATTCATTATGCTGCAATCTCCATAAGCGTAAGAGTTGAATGTCCATTATTGTTAATGGAATATCCTGGCGCTCCGTCAAGATTTTGTATTGTTATTCCGTAAGTGACAGTAGATGTAGTATTTGGAGAATCAAGATAATGTAGCAAAAGAGTTGAAAACATTTCCCTATTACCACTTGAGCCACCATCATATCTGCCAAAACGCTGAACATATAAAAATGTTCCAGATGTAGATGCCGCCCGTCTTAACCTCATATAAACTGCATGATTGCTAGTGGTTCCGTTAAGTCCCATTGCAACATCAAATATAACCATAATTTTACTAGTTGCACTAGTTGGAGTTATTGAGAATGCTATACCAAAATAAGTTTCTGCTCCAGTCGTTCCGTTATACTCAGTAGTAATTGTTGAACTAACTACTTGCAACACAGAACCAGTAGGTAATGCGGCTTTAGGAATAGACTGACCGCTAGATGCTGTGGTTAGGATAGTACCGCTTGTAGCTGGCAAGTCTAATACAGTAGTGCCAGCAACGGCCGGCTCTTGTAATGTAACACTACCTGACGTGCTTCCTTGAAGAATGATACTCATAATATTACCCACCTTTGTCCGCTTGGTACCGTTACCGATACGCCGCTATTGATTGTGATTGGTCCAACACTCAATCCATTCTTGCTAGTAGTCAATGTATAGTTTGAGCTAATCGTTAATGAGTTTTCAAAGATAACGCCGCCAGCTTGTGCGCCACCTACTCCGCCCCAGGCGCCATTAACATATCCCTCGAATGAGTTTACCGACGTGTTATATCGGAAGTAACCATTGGCCGGTGATCCGTCTCGATCTCCCGTGGCGCCGGATGGAATAATTGCTGATCCGGTAGAGCTTGTTTTAATCACTACTGTTGACGTATCAACAATCGCGAATGACCAGGCAGATCCGCTATATACCTTTAAGCGATTTGAAACGGTATTGAAATATAAGTCACCAGCAGATAGCGCATTGCCATCATTGTCTAAAGTTGGGTCCGTAGAAAACGCGCCCAGGTAAGTATCGGTAAAGTCATCTAAAGCGGCCAGGGCAGATGCCGCACTTGCCGCCGCGTTCGTTGCGCTGGTTGACGCATTGCTGGCAGAAGTGCTGGCCGAGCTGGCGCTATTGCTTGCATTCGTGGCGGAAGTCGATGCCGAGCTTGCTGAGTTGCTTGCGTTTGTTGCACTTGTTGACGCGGAGCTTGCTGACGTACTAGCATTAGTCGCCTGGGTTGTAGCAGTTGACGCGCTATTGCTGGCCGACGTTGCGCTTGTTGCCGCATTCGACGCAGAAGTTGACGCATTGCTCGCTTGTGTCGTTGCAGTTGAGGCCGATGAAGTAGCCGAGGATGCTGAACTAGCGGCGGACGTTGCTGAGTTGCTTGCGTTTGTTGCCTGGGTTGTTGCCGTTGATGCAGAGCTGGCCGCATTCGTGGCCGATGTTGAGGCGTTCGATGCAGAAGTAGATGCCGCACTCGCTGAACTGGCGGCCGCACTAGCAGATGACGCGGCCGCTGATGCACTAGCGGCGGCAGATGCCGCATCGACTACCAGGTCCCACTTAGCTACGTCAGCATTCGAGCTGATTGGCGTTGTGCCGCTGGAAGTATGGGCCGTATTGGCCCGGTAAACGTTTGCGTTGCTTGCGTCTTTTACCAGGTCACGGACGGTATAGGCTTGACCGGCGGCCCAGTTACCACGCCAGTTACCGATCTCTTCTCCGACCGTAGGATTACCAGTCGAATCGAATGCCAGGATCTTTCCAGCGCGGGAAGTTTGCACCGGCAATACCATATTGATCGAGGCCGGGTCCGTTACTGGAGCCAAAATCGCACGACCCAAGGCTTCCGCATTTTGCTGGTTGAAGATGGTTTGCTGATCTAGCTCAACGTTGAGCGATGCCGCAGTAAAGTCGCCACCGGTTACGTAGTCAGATGCGCGGGTAATATCCCTGGCGCCTACGATTGTAATCCTTGTAGTAGATCCTGGAGCAGAAACGAAATTAACTGCGCCGGTACCGTTTGAGTTAATCGTTACCGTGTAATCCGTGGTTAATGTCTTTAGAGTTGAATCGACATAAACGTCAATATCAGTTTGCGCCAATATTTCAAAGGTGAACGCATAGGGTCCAGTACCAGCCGAGCCGGTATAGACTACTCGCCTCACTACGGGTGATATTGGGAAATCAGCCATTTTTTTCTCCTGATAATTTATACCTTAAACTGGAAGATTTTTCCATCATTATTTCCTTTTTGGCGGGGGTTCCGCAGTTAAACGTTCAAAA